TGCTATACCAAAAGAACCGGGGCCGCTTCTTATCGTTGGTCTTCGTGGTTTAGGCGATAACATTCACCAAAGAGCTTTTGTTCGGGACTTAAAACGGCCCCTTTATCTAAATACCCCCTGGCCCGAGTTGTATGAGGATCTTCCAAACGTAACTTTTGTTCCTTGCAGAACTTACCTTCGGACACAAATCAAAAACTTAATGCGACAAAAGGCGGACCGGTTTAAGGATGCTCCTTTTGGTTGTAGGATGGTAACCATCTCCTATAATGAAAACGACTTGATTATGGGTTCTGCTTTTTCCCGGATTAGTCAATTATTTGGCGGGGTTCATCCAACCTATTTGGATTTACCATGGTTTAATCCACCTGCTTTAACAGGTTTAAATTTAGAAGATAAACCAATTGCCATAATTCGGCCCCCCACTGTTCGCCGGGAATGGATGAATATTTCCCGCAATCCTAAATCTCAATATATAAATGATGTCGCTGGTTGGCTTTTGGATGCCGGTTATTGTGTTATTTCCATTTGTGATCTCACTGAAGAAGACGAATGGTTGGCCGGAGAACCTCCTCCTGCAAGTATTCATCTTCATAAAGGGGAGTTGACAGTAACAGAGTTGTTGGGTCTTGTCCAAAATTCAAGCGCTTTGGTTGGGGGTGTTGGATTTCTTTTATCTGCGGCTTTGGCCACTGGCAAGCCTATGTTGCTTGTAGCGGGTGGTTATGGCGGGCAAAACGATGTTCACCAAGTGGCGGACCCTTCCTATTGTGATAATTCTAAGGTAACTTGGATTTATCCGGATAACTTTTGCCAGTGCATAGAAATGATTCATCCTTGTGATAAGACAATTTCCAATTTTGATGAAAAGGTACAAGCGTGGATCAAAAATATAAGCTAGATGAATTTGGTGTTCTTCACCAGGAAAACCCGGAACCTTTTGTTTATGACATGGAATATGCCAAACAAAGGTATGACGCTCTTCCAGATCGGGGAAGGTTTATGGCTTATTATCGTTTAGGGGCTCTTCTTCAACATACAACGATGGACGTTTTGGATATTCTAGACGTGGGTTATGGTAATGGGGCTTTTTTGGATGCCACTTGGAATGCCGGTTTAAGAACCTATGGACATGATGTAAGTAATTATCCCCTCGAGGAAATGCATACCTTTTTGGGTCTAGACCAACTTTTAAGCGGAGAATGGAAATTTGATATAGTAACTTTTTTTGATTCTTTGGAACATATGTCCTTTCCTTTAAATTTTTTAAGCGCTTTAAAAACAACCTATATCATGATTTCTGTTCCTTGGTATCATCCAGAAAAAGGAGAAGCTTGGTTTGAAAAGTGGAAACATCGCCGGCCGAATGAACACTTACACCACTTTTCAAAGGAAGCTTTGGAAAAAATGTTAAATTCCATAGGGTATAAGTTGGAACACCATAGTGATATGGAGGACGCCCTTCGATTAACAGAAGAGTATCAGGTTCCCAATATTTTAACTTGTATTTTTAAGAAAATATAATGGCCCATTATTCCCTCTGTTTTGACGGTGGTCTTGGGGATGTTTTTCGACGTGCCTTTGAGGGTGGTTGGTATAGTGCTTTGGATTTTTTAAATCCGGAAGACACCGTAGACATTCATATTGTTTCCCATAATCCTTTTGCCCATGAATTTTTTGAATTTCATCCAAAAAGAAATCAGTTTAATATAAAAACATATCCTTTTAAAATTGTTCAAAAACATGAACAAATAAAAGAGTGGAATAATATTCCTCAGGATAGTTTACTTCCAAAAAGTTCCAGTCAAATAAACATTTATCCTTCAGCGGTGGATATAATTACAGTTCGGGAAACTATAAAGGAACTTGGTTATTCCCCCTATATAGTTATATCCGCAAATGCCGGAAGTAATGGAAGAAATATTCCAGTTAATATTTTAAAAGAAATTTGTCGCACAGCCCATAGCCAGGGGGTTCGGGTGGTGGGAGTTGGCCGTTCCTATGTTCGGGTTGGAATGAATTCCGACAATAACGAGAATGTTTATGGGTTTGATAATAACGTGGTTGACCTTGTGGATAAATTAACGGTTCAGGGGGTAGCTTACCTTATTTCAAGGTCTAAAGCATTGGTAGCTTGTCATTCTTCCGTTTGTTTAATGAATTGGTATATGTTGCGCAAGCCTAACCTTATTTTATTTCCTAATGGTTACGCTAAAACGCCGGCCTTTATTGATGTTTATGATCCAAAGGAAATTCCAATGGTAAGTGAAGAAGTTTTTCTTTTTGGAAAATACTTTAAGGAAACTATTTTTTCTTTTTTTAGAACTTACAAAAACGAACTTATGACAAGGCTATTAACCGGGGTACAATAGGGTATGACCTTTTCTTTGGACTTTCAGGATATGTGTACGGCCCAAATTGTGTGGGCTCCCTTGACTGGGCGGGATGAATTTACAAAACCCACCTATGGAACACAAACAACTTATTTCGCCCGTAAGTTTAGAAAAAATAAACTTATAACGACTAAAGATGGAAAAATTGTTCCCACTACTGCTCAAGTGTGGGTAATTGGTTTACCATCCTCTGCCCAATACCCAAACGGTCTTCCTCCTCCCCCTATTGATCCTCAGGATTATTTTATGTTTTTAGATGATAACACTGTTCCCGTTATTGCGGGAGTTGATCGTCCGGAAGATGAAACAGCAGAAGATGCCGTTACGAAAGTGTATCTTCTTTAATGGCCGGGGTTAATTGGTCCTGGCAAGGGTTGGATTCTCTCTTAAGCAAATTAGCTAATTATCCAGAATTTTTAAAACAGGGATTGGCTTCTGCCTTGTTTGTGGAAGGGCAGGAACTTATAGGCGAGGCTAAACAGGAAGTACCCGTTCGTTATGGGCATTTAAGGGATTCCGGATTTTCCACTATTCCAGAAGAGGATAATAATGGTGCCCTTGTTGTAACTGCCGGATTTGGTGGGCCTGCTGGTACTGGTAACCAAGAAGGGGAAACAAATGACGAGGATGTAGGTTACGCTATTTATGTTCACGAAAACTTGGAAGCCCACCACGAAGTTGGAAAAGCAAAATTTTTGGAAGATCCTTTTAACGCCCGCAAAGAAGGTATCCCGGAACGTCTAGCAGAACGTTCCAAAAATTACGACCCACTTCAATAACCTTTTTGGTATAATAAACCAACCCCTAAACAACTAAACAGAGGCGACATTTCCGAGGAGACGAAATGCCCCTGGCCCCTGTGAACATTACCACAAGCGGCGGATTTACTATGTTTCATCTTTTTTTAGTTTTTCTTGGTTCCTTTGCAACTTTTTTAACGGCCTTGGTTCCTTTTCTTCAATGGAGGGATAAAAAAAGAGCGGAAGAAAAAAAAGAACAGCCAGTTTATGCAACGGAAACTTCCCTTAAAGTATTTCAAAGCGAGATTCGTGGAAATATGGATCTCCATGGAAAAATTGTTAATGCGGCGGCGATTGAAGCAAGTAACGCCTGTCAAAGGATAGAAGCAACCGCAGAAAAGATTGAGGACCAGTTGGATGCCAATGCAAAGGAACAGAGGGAAACACTGCTTGCTTTTAAGATGGGTGTGGATACAAGTTTGGGTCAAGTTCATGATAAAGCAAATGAGGCTATAACGAAAGTGGCTACATTAGAAGGCCGTGTAGATACTCTTCAGGAATTGCTACCAAGGAAAATAGGGTAATGCCTTCAACTTATTTACAGGATATTGCGGCATGGTTTACCTTGTTACAAATTGCGGATGCGCCAAATGGTGTCCTTACCGGATGGGGTTTATCTTTGGGGCAACAACCTAATACACCGGATCAGTGCGTAACTATTTACGAAACAGGGGGAATGCCACCGGATATAAAAAGAACGGGTTCTTTAGAAAAACAATATGACCGGATAGGTTTACAAGTTCGGGTAAGAGGACCATTACAGCAGGACTACATGACACCACGGAATAAAATCCAGGACGTCTTTAAAGCTTTACACGAAAACGAACCCCCTCGGTCCCTTACCCAAAAAAGAATAGTAGCTTGTTATGCGGTTAATTCAGGGGCTTTACCAATGGGGTTAGATAAAAAGGATCGTATGGAGTTTGTTTGGAATTTTAAAATAATTCGGGAACGGGAATAATGGCCCAACGATTTAACCCAATTTATCTTTCTTCCTTTAACCTAACTGGTTACAACTTTAATAATTTTGTAGCGGGTTTTGTGTGCCAGGATTCTTCCGGAAACTTTTGGGTTACGGATACAAAAAATCCAAATATTTTAAAATTTAATTCCCAAGGTGTTTTTGTTTCTTATTTTACTAACAGCGTTTTTAATTCTTCTGAACCGGCATGTATAGCCATTTCTCCATTGACAGGTAATTTATGTGTTAGCAATGATACTCCTAACATTTACGAATTTTCTTTTTCCGGAACACTTTTAAACACATACATAACAGCCGCCGCTATTGTTAGCGGTTTCTCTTTTGATAATTCTGGTTACTGTTTTTTAGGGGATTTGGAACACGGCGTTGTCTATGTTTATACTCCTAATTTTGTTTCTATTCAAAATAGTTTTACTCAAGCGGCCGGGGTTATTGATGTTTTTATAAGTATTTCTCTTGGGCTTGTTTACATTACAAATGCTTTTTCAAATCAAGTTTTTGTTTATTCAATTAACAATTATGTGTTTACATTTTCTTTTATTTTAAAAAATGTTCCAATTTCTTATAGCGCTCCTTTTTCTGCACGTCCTGATTTCCTTGGTTACATATACACGACACCCCAAAGTAATAATCATAATATTTATGTTTTTGATTCTTCCGGTAATTTTTTATTGGAAATAAATAATCCTTCTAATTCTTTAAGAGGAATGTTAATTATAGGAAATAATTTATATGTAGCCTCTTCCCAAATTACGGTGTTCAGTTTATATACACAAATTATAAACAACCCTCCAGCTCCCAACGTTGGAGAAGCACAAAAAGGGCGTTCCTTTACGCTGTCTGTAATTGATCCTTCTACAAACGGTTACGATGTAATAGGCGGTTTTTCTTTAACTAGTTTAAAAGGAAATAATAAATTAGCCGATGTAACGGACAAAGACAGTGAAAGTTGGGAGGAGTTTTTAGCTACTCTTACTTCCGTTTTAATAACAGGCCAAGGAACATTTAAAGGAACTGCTGGGGAAATTTTAGTGGAAAAATATTTTTGGGTCGGTTCTTCCAATCCTTTTCAAGTTTCATTTGAAAATGGAAGTACCCTAACGGCTGCTTTCATTGTAAAAGATTTTGAATATTTGGGAAATGTAAATGATTTAAGGAAATACAACGTAACACTTCAATCAAGTTTTAAAATAACTTACGCTTCGGCGCAGTAAAGGAGATTTATGGGAGCCAGTAATGCAACAAAAACTAAAGGTGATTTGTGGGTTGTAGCCATTAACCCGGGCGGTTATAGTGCAACCCCGAATTGGATAACAATTGTTTCCCAGTCCACATGCAAATTTTCGTTTAAGAATAAAACGGAAGATGTGACGGGGAAAGAGGATAATGGCTGGGATGCAACAATTCCCGGGAACACAGGTTGGACCCTGGCCATGGATGGTTTTATTGTTTTGTCGGATACTGGTTATCAAACAATAGAAACCGCTTTGCAACAAACCCAAGCCTGTTATATTCAGGTAACACGGCCGGATGGAAAGGCTTACCAGGGTAATGCCGTGTTGGCCGGTTTTGATTTGGATTTATCCGTTGGAAAGGTGGCGGCATTTTCCGTTTCCTTTACGGGGGACCAAGCATTAACCAGTTTCCCTATTTAATAAAATAGGGGAATAAAAATTTAATTAGGAGGAGTATATGAGTGCAACTACGATAACGCCGGTTTCTTTGACTCGGAGTGGGGTCGTTGTAGCCCCGGTTGGTTCCGATGTTAATAACGGAAATCAAATTCCGTTAACGGGTTTTGAGCAAGTGGAAATTATTAACGGGGACAGTGTGACGCGCACTGTTACTTTTGTTTGTCAATCCAAAAATAGCAGGGGACAAGCAAATCCGAACATAGTGGCACCCGTGGCGGCCGCTACCACTTTGGTTTTCGGACCTTTTCAAAAAGCGGATTGGGCGGACGCCAATAGTAACTTACAGTTAACTTGGTCGGCGGGAACATCTTCCACGCTAACCACCGTAAGGGCTTCCAAGAATTTGGTTAGTAACCCCTCCTCGGATACGGAAGGTTCCTTGTAATAGCTAGTTAGTAAATTTTAAACAGGAGCAAAGAAATGGTAACAGTAACATTGCCGGATAATGAGGATAATTCTAAAAGTAAAGAATATAAACTTCACTTTGGAATCAAGGAACTTGCAATGATTGAGAAGTTCCATGGTTGCAATTTGAGTACCCTAGCCAGCAAAGAAAGGTTTGGAATTGATAGTTTGATAACTTCCCTTTGGGCTGGAATGACAAGACTTCAACCGGAGTTTTTAGAACCAGAAAACCGGGAAGATGTCTTAATGCTTTTGGATTATTATCAAAGTCACGGCGGGGATGTGGCCCTTGTTCGAAAGGCCGTAATGGAAGCCTTGGTGGTTGGTGGTGCAATGGGAAAAAAGAAGGGGGAAGAGGAACCACCTACCTCTTCCCCGCAAATTTCAGCGCAGGCCAATTCCTAAAGGATTGGGAAGAAATTGCAGAAGAGTATGAAATAAATCTTCCTGAATTAACCATTCCGGAATTTAAAAAGTCCTTGGAAAAGGCTAGAAAAAAAGAAAAGCGGGAAGCCTTACGGTTTGCCGCTTTAGCTTTTCTTTTAATGAAAGCCTTGGGTGTTAAAAAAATAAAAAAACCACAAGATTTAATTCACTTCTTTTTAACTAGTTTGCCGGAAGACCCAAACAAGGACAAAGATCTTTTAACCCAAGCAAAGGCCGCCTTGGAAAGGCATAGGAGAATTCATGGCAGAAGCAACGGGCGATGATACATTTGCACAAGTAATGGTAAAAATTGGTGCAGATATTTCCGGACTTAAGGATGGACTTTCCCAGGTTGGGTCCATGTTTAAGGACCTTACTTCCTTGATGGGTTTATCCTTGGGTATTGGAGGTTTGCTCGAACTTGGTAAAGCCTCCATAGAAGCGGCTTCTGATGCCCAACAAGCGGAAGTAATGTTTGCCGCCGCCTTGGGTAGTATTGGGGTGAGTTACGTTGAAGTAAGTGGAGAGGCTAACCAGTATTTAGAAAAAATTCAAGAAATAGATGGTTTTCACAAAAGTGAAGCTCAACCGGCTTTAACTAAGTTAATTCAGATGACGGGTAATTACATTGAATCCTTAAAGCTTTTATCCTTGGCGGCTAATGTGGCCAGGGGTAGCGGTCAAGATCTTATGCAGGCCTCTACTATGTTGGGACGTGTGTATGATGGTAATACCACCATGCTAAAAAGATTTGGAATGCAGGTGGATAAATCCACATCCTCTGTGGATGCCCTAGCTATGGTTCAGAAACGTTTTGCAGGGGACGGGGCGGCTTACATGCGCACATATGCCGGCCAGGTTCAAAACTTTACAAACCAATGGACAACGGCCAAGGAAGTTATAGGAAAGGTTCTTATTGTTATTTTAAAAATGGCCGAAGACCAGTTTATGATCGAAATGGACGCCTTGAAAATGATTTACTTTTCTTTTTTAAGTTATTATCAAATGACTGTTAGATGGTTGGAAGAACATATCCCTGGATTAAAAAAAATATTTGGGGACGTAGCTGATGACGCCGGCGTTAAATTTGATGGTGCTTTTGCGGACATGAAAAAACATTTTCACGATATCCTAAATCCAACTAGTTTCGACTCTCAAACAAAGGCTATTGCCGCTTCCGTAAATGCGAACACAAAAAAAGCTTCTGATGACTTTGATGCCCTTGGAAAAGTTATAGGGGACATAGCCCAACAAGGAGCCTTGGATTTTGCAAATGATTTTTCTGCTTCCTTTTCTTTATTTGAAAAAGGAACTATTCAAATAGGTACCGCCTTTAAAAAAATGTTGGATCAAATGGTTCAACAAATTATTAAATCCGGCATTTTAAACTTTATTGGTCTTATCTTTGGTGGTACTCCGACAGGTGGTTTTGGAATATTGGGAAATATTTTTGGAGGGGGAAAAGGCGGTGGGGGTGCGGCGGATGTTCCCAAAATGGCAAGCGGTGGAATAGTAAATTCCCCCACCCTGGCCATGATTGGGGAAGCCGGTCCAGAAGCAGTTATTCCCCTGAACCAACTACAGGGAAACGGGGTGGGTGGGGGTTCTTCAACTACTAATTACATCACGGTTTCCTTGCCGTCCCTTATAAATGTAATGGACCCTAGTTCTTACAATCAGGCCTTACAGTTTATTGGGAATGGGTTAAAAGCCAAAGGAATCATTTCTTAATGGCACTTCTTACACAGTCAATTTTAAATATAGATAATCAATTTCAAGTCCAAAAGAATTTTTCTTGGATTCCTAAGGCTTACAGAACTAACGATATTCTAGTTCCCACCTATTTTGGAAATCTTTATGTAAACGCTCTTTATCGTAAAGAAATGTTCCAACTTCAAATAAATAACCTTGGGGAACATTTAACAGAATTATTGGAACAGTTATTTAACCAAACAGGCGTAGGGATATTTCATACCGTTCAGGTTATAACGCCGAAGGTTAATCGTATTTGGGATGGGGTTACAACCCCTTCCGGCGGTACCAACACGGACATTAACCGGGTTCGTAATCAAATTTATTTTACGGGTGGTTCCTTTGTAAAAACCAGTTACGATGGAAATCCTAATATTTATCAAGTTACGCTAGACTGTCAGGAAACTTAAAAATGGCCTTGACCGCAGATCAAATTCTTCGTGTTCAAAACACCGTAAAATCCTACAAAGCAGAATTTGCCTGGGGCAATAACCTATGCTTGACATTAAATTCCACAGGAAGCCCCCTGGCCAGTGCAACGGCAGTTGATGCTTCTTTAAACCCCGCATCCAGTATTATTTCCGGAAGCAAGGTTCATTATAATCCTGTTTTGGATTTAGATAATAATTGGTGGGGTGGATATGGAAACGAAACTTCTTTAGGTTTTTCAAATATTTCTGGATCTCAAGCAGAAACCCCAAATAATTCAATCATGAATTTTGGTTCCCCCACTAAATTTACTGCCCGGGGTTGGGTTAATATTGTTTATAATCCTAGTGGAGCGACTTATTCTGTTTTTTCTCAACAAGGTTCAGGAAATTCTTCTTGGATTGTTGGTTATACAACTTCTGTCGGTGCTAATATATTTGTTATTTTAAATAATACTTTTCTTTTGGTGGGTCTTACTACTCTCAGTGCCGGCATTTGGTATTTTGTGGAAGTTTCTTACGATTCTAGTTTAGGTTCAGATAATGTAAAAATTTTTGTAAACGGTGTTTTAGATGTTACTGGTAATTATTCTACTGTAATCTCTAATACTGGTGAAAATTTATATATAGGTAATGGGGTATCCACAGTTTATACAATAGAACCGTATGATGGTTATGTTTCCGAGTTTGAATTTTGTTCTAACTTTATTCGTAATACAGTTAATTATACTCCTCCAGATCATTTAGTTTCGGATTCACATACTACTACACTTTACTATTGTAATCAATTTCCCGGTCCACCCTTTACGCTTCAGGATTCTTGACCAAACTCCTTAAATGCAACTCTAAGCGGATCTTATACTTTGGGTCAAATTTCTTCCCTCCGGGGTTTTGGAGGTACTAATTGGACTCCCAATTCTTTAACGATAAATTTAGGTGGAACAATTAGTGTAACGGAAATTTGGTTGTTTATGCATCCTTTTTTACCCACCTGTTCGGCATATGCTATTCAATTTTCCTTGGATGGGGTAACTTGGGATACTTTAGAAAATGTAACAAACGCCGATCAAATCCAACTTCAGGATTTTAACATTGGAACAACTTCTGTTGCTTATGTAAAACTTATTCCAATGAACGCAGGTTCCGATTTCAATGTTCGTTTTGTTCAGCTGGAACTATATAATTTTGTGGATGAAACTTCAAACGTTGTAGATAAAAAAGGTTCCGGACCGGATATTACTATTACTGCAAAAGAAGATCCTACTCAAAATGCCTCCCCCACACCTTCCCAACTTCAAATAGGTTTAAATAATGTTACTAATCGATTTTCCAATTCAAATACATCTAGTCCCATTTACGGTACAACTCAAGTGGATGGCCGGGGGTCCGGAGTTAGAAGTAATGTTCCTGTTCGTATAACCGCTTCCGGGTTAGCCCCGACTGAGGACACGTTTTCCCAAAAATGTTTTTATGGTTTTATTTCCTGCGATGACAATCCAGCCGGGTCCACGGGTATTACTTATGATGATTCTACCGGAACAGTTATGTTTACTTGTAAAAGTCTTTATGATCTTTTTAACCAGACCATAGAACCGCCTGTTTATGTGGGTTATTTCTTTTTTCAAATAGTTCAGGACTTGGCTTGGCGTTGTGGGGTACCCCAACAATTTCTTAATATAGACCCGGTCCTTCAAATGGTACCTTTTGTTACCTTTGATGAAGATACAGGAACAGACTGTGTTCAGCAGATTTTGGAAGTAATGCCCTTTGCCCGTTGTTTTGAAACGTTTGATCCTTTGCCTACTTTAAATTTTATCAATTATGGTCGTAACAGAATGAACGTGGATTTTAGCCTTTACCTTAGTAACCTTTACGGTTATGCCTTTAGCGGTAATCTTCTTTATTTAATAGGTAATTTAACGGTAGATGGCGAAAACAACATATATTTGGATGTGTGGGTATGGGACACAACACAACCCCTGGATAAATCTATTAAACAACTTATTAACCAACAAAATTTCGGAGCTTCCAACGCACCTGTGGACACTGTTTATTTTCCAGGTTGTGCCTTTGTTACTTCCAACGGAAATCTTGTTTTTCAATTTGGATATGTTTGTAATACGCAAGGGAATGAGCATTATGTTATTTCTGTAAATTTAGAAAGTTTAGCTTGGACAACTAATATTGTCCCTCACGGTGCCGGTACGGGCGGTTTAGCCCCGCAGGATTATTTTTCCCAAAGTTTTTCTAATCGTTATATATTTATGATTGTTTATTGTGCGGAAACAGGGTTTGCCGATTATAGAATGGTTTCCTACGATGGTAACACAGGGAATATGTATGATTTGGGAGCCGTTCCTAGTTCCCCAATGATAACATGGATGGGTGGAGACAGTGAATATTATATTCAAACGATTGAGGATGTTTTACAAGTGGCTCATTATAATGGAAATATATCAAGTTCCTTGTCCCTTACTACTATAACAGGTTGTACGGGAGCAGATTTTGAACCTGGCAACACTTTTTATGAACCAACCGGACAAAATCTTTACTGGATAGGTAAAAAACCAGTAGATGATGGTTTTCTTCATTTATATAAAATAAATATTCTGGCCGCTTTTGCTAGTCCTTCCCTAACTCCTACGGACATAAGTGGACAACTAGTTCCGGAATCCACATATAACATTGTAAATGAAATTTTTACGGATGGAAATTATGTGATTTATACCTTAAATGTGGGTTCTAGATATGTTCTTAATATTACAAATTCTGGAAATTTACCATTTTTCTTAGGCGATGGAAACCTAACCGTATTGAATGGAAATACGGGTTCAACGCCTGGCCTGGCTACACTGGAAACACTTTTTCAAAAATGGGCGTTAATGGAATATACGGATGCCCTGGGGGTAACCCAATCCTTTTTTCTAAACATTTGTTTTCCAATGAATGAAATGTACGGATTTGTATTGAAACCCTCCAGGCCTTTTAACCCTTCTCCGGAAGTGGCATTTTCCCTCAGCTCTTTTTTAACAAGTTCTCAAGTTTCAGATGGAAATCCATCCGCTAATCGGGTAACCATAGCCGCTACACCTAATTCCTTAAACACTTCCCGGGTTCATCTTTGGGATCAACCTACGGATAGGGTTCTTTCCTATCCAGCCGGCCTTATAACTAAGTTATCCATTCCCGTTACTTCTTCAGTAAGGGGACCCGTGGAAGCTACTGTTCGCCTGTTTAATTGGACTTCCCTTAATATAGGGGAAAGTCAAGGAGCGATTTCTCAGGATATTACAATTAACGGAACAACTTATCCATGTTATTTTTGGGGTGAGGGGGATATTATGTATCTCCAATTCGACTGCACTGGTCGCCCCGGCCTTTCTTTTGGAGGGGCTAATATTACAGGCTGTGAAGTATCTACCAGGGATCAGGCCGAATTGGAACAAGATGAAAGTGATTTAATAAGTCAAGCCCTTTATGGCAGAATTTTTCTTCTGGCCATCACTTCTTCCCTATATAATGATCCTTCCTTTTATCAGGATTTATTACTAAACGGTAAATATGCAAAATATTATATCAACTCCATGGAAATGCCCTGGTATCCCATTATTGAACTTTCTGAATTAACTACATTTACAAATTTGAACTGTGGTTTTAGCGGTATCCTTTTTGAAGTGGTGGGTTACACCATAACAGGATTTAAAACAACACTTCAACTAAAGCAATATTATACTCTTTACAATATTTAAGGAATTTAGGTACAATAAAGTCTGTTGCAGGGGACATAAAATCAAAGGAGCAGGAAATGGAACCAGGTTTTGTCAAGTGGTTTAATTCTCAAAAAGGCTATGGTTTTATTACCTCAGACAAGGATAAAAAGGACTACTTCGCCCATTTTTCCAGTATTAAAGCAGAAGGTTATAAGAAATTAAACACAGGGGATAAGGTTACGTTTGACATCGGAAACGGACCCAAAGGGCCTCAGGCTAATAACATACAAGTAACGCAACCGGCCGGGTCTAATGCTTAATCTTACCCTTATAAGGGACACCAATGGCCCGGACGGTTGTTTTGGGGTACTTACCAACCCGGCCACGGGTCACACTTGGCAAACAGCCGAATTGGAATGCCAAAACAACCAGCCGGATATTTCCAGCATCCCACCCGTTAACGGGGATGATGGAAATATTACCTACCTTGTGGAAATGCAACCACACCCTCTTCATGGTTCCCTTGGGGAAGCTATTGGATTCCCTGGTATGTGTTATGAAATTATGGATGTGGTTGATAGGTTTAACATTCTAATGCATATCGTTAATTATGCCGGCCAAGTGGCAGATGGGGAAAGAACAGACGTTCTTGGTTGTATGGGATTAGGAACAGATCGGGGTAAAATGTTACCCCCTGGCTATAACCAACCACAAGAAGTAATTGAACATTCTACCCAAGCCATTCTAGATTTTTATAAGGAAATGGGTGGACAACCGTTTTATCTTTCCATTCAGAATAAATTTTAACAATGGAAACAAAGAATAAACCAATGTTTCAAGGATGGGGGCACAAACTCATAATGCTTTGGCTTATGGCCTCTTTTTTCTTATTCATTGGTTTTTTGTTTGCTTTTGTTCCAAAACCACATATTGAAAAAACAAAAACATACAAAGCATTGGAACAAAGCCTTACTCGACCGGATAAATGGATAAATCTTACTACAGACAGATTATTTAATATCCTGGCAAAACGCCATGAACTTTCCTATTGGACGGAAGATGGAAAAAAACACCCTACTAATTGGTCTAAACTAAGAAGAAATATTGTAAACGCTTATGACGCTTCCGAGTTAAACCCTTCCAGCGGTTCCAGGAAACAAACCACTATTAAACTTTTAGACAATCAATATATAGAAAGCCGGTTTAACCAATACGCCTTTCACTTAAATTCTGACGGTTCTTGGGACATTGGTTTAGGTGGGATAAATTCCTGTAATTGGTTTGATAAAGTAGGGGCTCAAATTTGGGAGAATTTCTGTATTAAACAGGGTCTTGACCCTAAAAATATTTCCCTTCTTTATGATTCCAGGGTAAACACTTTTTATATGGCCTATCTTATGGAGTTATATGGAAAAAAGCATTGGCGTTTGTATACAAGAAAGAAGAGTTTAAATAATCACTATGTTTATAAAAACCTGAAAAGCGTTGTACCCCGGGAAACCGGAGGAAATAAAGGAGGTAGTAATGAAAAATTTTCTGCTGGTATTTCTTTTAGCTTCGCTGGGTTGGGCGCAAACACCTACCCAAAAAATAGTGGCAACGGCTACGCCGGCCCTGTCCGTGGTTTCGGATGGCATTACCTTAGTGATAGATGGGGGTTATACCTGGGACCAGCATGCCGCCAAGTTCAAATTCGGTACTCCGGAATTCAAACAAGCCCGGTTAGAAGTTATTGCCTACGCTGACGCCGTAGCGGCCGCTCAAGCCGCCAACAAAAAGGGGGATTACGTTACCGCCGAATCCATTTCCCCGGAATATGTTACAAGGGCCTTTTACGGTCTGTCCGTTCTTCGAACTTTAATGGGAGGAAAACGTAAGGCGGATCGTAGTTGGGGAAGTTATCCAGCAGATGCAAAAGGCGTTTTGGATTCTTCCAAAGTGGACCCCCTGGCTATCCAAGTAAAATTTAATTATGTTCAGAAGTGGGTTAATGGAGCCCTGGCCAGTGGAAAAACAAAAGATAGCCAGGGGAATGACGTAGCCTTGGTTCAGTCCTATTTGGACGCCTATGCCAAGGGATTATTGAAAAATATTTTAAAGCCGTAAGGAAACAAGGGGGGTTCTAGGACCCCCCTTAACTTTTTGTAAGGAGAAATAACATGCCTAAACCAGTTGGACTTTTCCAAGACCCGCATTTTATTGGTATTTTAACTCAACTTGCCGGGGTGGCCGTGTGGGGTTCTTCCCATTTGGCTTTGATTCCTTCACCTGCTCAACCTTATTTTGCTCTCGCAGGTGAGTTGGTGGTTTTAGTGGGTTCCGTGTTTCATATCAAAGGTTTAATGGACCCAGCCTCTACCCAAACCCCTCCTCCCGTTGTGGCCGATGTAACTGCGGAGGTTACCGGAGTTCAAAATGTGGTAAGCGCCACGGAGGCCTTGTTACAAGCGCAAAAAACTATCCAAGGTCATATTGACAGTTTAACGGCGGTTCAAGCCACTTTGGCACAGGCTAGCACGGTTGTAACGGCTAACACGCCTTCCCCCGTGGTGGTTATTCCTCCCGCTGTCACTGTGGTCCCACCTTCGGTGAAACCACAGTGAGGGCCGTTGTTTATTTTGGGGGCGGTCCGAAAATAGCTGTTCATGCCGGTTATTCAAAGGGGGCCTTGGCCTCTATAATACCTACAGCAGATCACCTTTATGGCGTGTCCGCAGGTAGCCTTTGGGCCTTAATTGAGGCTACTATCGGCACGGATGCTGGTATTGCCTTACTGGGCACCATAACCAGCAATGATTCCATATATGCTACCAAGGATAAGGTGGCCTTGGCGGGGGACTTATTGTTCCGTGCGGGGGATGGTTTCATTCTTGGTTATGCCCCATTATTGGAATTGCTCAAAACAAAAATTCCTCCCGGAGTAAAAAAACCCGTTACCGTTGGGCGTGTTCAAAACAATACCATGCGTCTTCAACATGTAACCGCTTGGCCGGATGGTACCTTTACAACGGATGCTGACGACCTTGGACCTATTACCACTTGGGAAGAGTTTTTATTGGCTGTTCTTTCCTCGTGTTTAACCTACCCCATTGTTGATATGTATGTGGACCCTGCTGGAAAGTTCTGGCAAGATGGGGGATTCCGGGAAGGTGGTCCCGTGGTTCGGGCTATTCTTGATGGTGCAACCGAACTGCATATTTGTATGACAGGGGAATATTCCTCCAACTGCGCTTTTGACAATACTACGGGAGGAGACCCCATTAACTGTTCGACCCGTACCCTGGAGGGTATGGCTAATCAAAATGTTATTGGTTCCGTAAACGATGCCGTGGAAAACCCAGCCCTTTCCGTGTTTGTTTATAAATGCACACCCCAAGGGTCCGGAACCGTTTTTGATCAGGTGGACATTCAAGCCAACATCAAAATCGGACAAGCAGTTACGGCCATAGCCGGTAAAGATTTAGTTTTACAGGAGTAAACATGAAACCAACTGCCGGAAGGATCTTACATTACGTTATGAAGGACGGTTCCAACCGTCCTTTTCAAGTCACTAATATTTTTAGTGACATTACTCAAGTTAACGGGGTCTTGATTGTAGATGGAAAAAATGACGCCGAAAATTTTCCAGACCCTAACCCAGGACCTATTTACCAGGATGATCAACTTCATTATTGGTTAACCAGTGTGAAGGAAGATAAGATGGGTAAAATTCCTGGGACTTGGCATTGGCCTATTGGATTAACCGTACCGGAAGCAACCGCTTAATTGGGTCAAGCCCCACAAATAACATCAAGAAATTCGTTAGGTGTGGGGTTTCCCCCTTGGCAAACATAATCCGCCCGTTCCAGCATTTGTAGCCGGGTTAGACCACCTACCTCTTGGGCAACTATCCAGTTAAACAGCATCCATGTATTTGTTTCCTTAACCACTACCAAAAGCCAACACCTTGCCCCCTGCCGGCCCCGTCCAAATAGCCAAGCCTTTTGTTCCTGTGTGTAATGGTGTATGGATACGGGGCTATCCTTGCGTTTGGGCCATGTGGGAAGGGCTTTAAGCTCAATCCAACCCTGAACCCCCCTGGCCCCAAACGACCTGTCCGGTATGCCCTGGGTCATAAGATCTTCGTGGCGGGTGGCATGCCAATGGTTAGACATGATTCTTGTGAGGATAGCGGAAGTTTGTTGTTCCAGTTTCATGTTTGAGGATTTTCCGGAACCATAACATTTCCTACTTTTCTTTTTTGGATAAACTTATTTCTGGTGGCTTCCCGTTTTTGGGCCGCTTTCAAAAGTTCCATTCCCCGTTTATAACCGTGTTGCCTTATAAATTCCTGAATTTGTCTTTTCTTTTCGTTACGACCAAGGACTATGGGAAGGGTAGGTAGTTTAGAGTCTTTTTCATTGGCTTGATAAATATGGTTCACCATACGAATATCCTCTTGTTTATTTTCCCTTTTAATGTCTTTTCCCATTATAAAATTATCCTTTCAAGTTTTCGTGTATTGGGTACATATAACGGATGCCTTGGGTACCCTGTAGCAGTTATTCCAAGGCAAAAGGTGCTACGCCCTTGTCAACATACGAACTTCATTTACCCGCCATTGGGGACCACCAGCTCCCCAAGCACAAACAACGGTTTTATTAAGACAGTTTTGAAGAATGTGATGGTCGTTGGCTGGGCCTATGTAGGGAGGGGACCAATGGGACTGCGGTACGGGCTTGGAAGATCGCCATGCAAAAAGGTTTACAACAACCAGGCCGCCATATTCAAACCGTTGTGAAAATCCAATACAGCGCCGGATGGTGGCATCATCCTTTTCCGCATCAGCGGTGGAAGGATTTAACATTATCCAAATTAAGTCTGGTTTAGTGTTGTCCCATACCCGGCGAAGCGTGTAGCGATAAATTTTGTTTGGGGAGATTAGGGCATCCTTTTCCATGGTATGTGACTCCTAAAAGAAAATATAACAATCCAAAAACAACAAACCAAAATGAAAAGTAGTCAAATTTGACTAATTCCACCAGAAAAATTCCTGCCGGCATAACCAATCAAAAACCTTAGAGGGGTCTGTGATCATTTTGTAAGGTCTCCTTTGCATGGTTTAAAAGCTTAAGCCTTTTTTTCCTCCAATTAACAGCACAGGCGTTTTTACAAGTGGCCTTGTTTAACCGTGTTATGAGATACGGTTTCCCACAGTTAGCACAAATACCAATCGGTATGGATAAACCTTTTACGATAATATTTTCCATTAAGGAACCTTTACAGTAAGGGTTCCGCCCGTTTCGGAAGAAGCCAATACCCCTTGTGAACTTGAGATTTGGCAACTTGTTACACCAGCCAGGGGGGTTGTTAAGGAAACATTATTCCCAACATAAAAAATGCCCTGAAATGTGCAGGGAAGAGTTTCCTGACCCCCGGCATTGACTAAACCCCCGTTCAACATAACCTTGGCTTCAATAACCCCTGTTCCTTGTATGGAAAAGGTTAGCTGAACCGGTTGTACCGGGTAGGGTGGGTCTAGGGGGTTGATTTTATAAGAACAACCTCCTCCCAGTACCAGCGCCAATAGCAAAATTAAAGCTTTATTCCCCATTGTAACTCACCCCCTTTAATTCTTCCAAAGCCGCTTCGCGGTCGGAAACATCATCGTCATCCCCAACTTCAACATCCAAATCCATGGCCTCCAACTCATCCACTAGGGTACCCACTTCATCTATCCTGTTTTGAAGAAGTTCCCCGGTTGGGCCTTGTTGTAGGGACTCCGGCATGTTATTTAATTTATCATCCGTATCATCCCTTAACTGGCAAAGTTCGGTCACTACGCTTTCCCTGGTAGATTGTACCTCATCCCAATCGTTTACGTCCAGGTCTTCAATAGATTCCATACAACTTAACAGGGTGGACATAAATTCGGATTGGGTTAACTGGCTTGGCCGTGGTGGAAGTTCACTTATTTGTTTGGAACCATAAGGAAATTTCCACCAATAGTAGAGATTTCCTTTTTTAATATTGGTTCCTGGGATATCCTTACGGGCACGTTTGACAATGTGAACTTTAGCCATGTGATTCCTCCTATAACGCCTGTCGAAGAGCCTTAGTAAAATCCAGTTCCCCTTCCGTTGGTTTAGAGGAAAATGTTACCAGAATACCGTTGGCAATGGCTTGGGTAACTTTTTCCTTGGCCTTTTGGGCGTTAAGCCGGCGCCGTTCTTCCCAATATTGATGTTTTTTGATCCATGGTTTACCTAACCTCCGCTAGTTTCTTTGCACAGTCTTCATTTAAAAAGATAAACTCCACTGTGCAAACATAAGCCTTTTTAATCCGGGCCGATTGGGCGTTAATGGTTGCCGGGGAATAGTTTTTTTCTTCCATAAGGGATTTTAATTTAACCCAAGAGATTTTTTCGTCCTTAAAGATTATTTCTTGGAGCCAGCCAATAACCCCGGCCTTTTTGGGATCTATAGGGGCGGTTGGGGCCACTCGGGCTGTGCGAATACGGGATTTCTCCTCGGTGTTGTAAATGTCCAATTCCTTGGAACAAGCAGGACAGACCTCACCCATACCGGGAACCTTTTGGTATTTCGCCACGGTACTAACAACATGACAACCAACCTCACACCATAGGGCGCTTGAGGATTCCCCGTGGCCTGTAATGATACGGGCAAAATGGATAAAACTTTTTGAAAGTCCTACGTTTTCCAATTTAATTCTCCTTGTTTAGTGTTTAAGTTGTTATGGTTGGAAAGGCCAACCGGCCACTCCTAGAAAGTGAGTTTGCTTTGTGCTTCCCCTGCCATACACCCTTTAGGCTGTTAGTGGTTCAATGACCCACCGGAAAAAAGATGTTGCAAATTTCATCTTCGATACTTTCGGCGAAACCGTGCTGATCTTGAAAATCCGGCAACGAATCCGTTATCCAAACTCTGGGCTTGCCCGCCACGAAACGAACCGTTAAAGACCGCTTGCCGTCAGTGGTGGTGTAAACCTTAACTCTTGCGTCCATCGTCCCCTCCGTCTGGTTTATTGGTGGTGAGTTTGTGTGGTTAAGCCTTAACTATGCGGCAACGTATTTCAACATCTTGGACATCGTGATTCCTGAATTCGACATCAGCTTGTTTTAACGCCTTGGCTAAAGTCATTTCTTCGGAAGCTTCCGTGTGTTAAATTTTAGAAAAGTGGCTTGTTACGATCACGCTGTAAACTCGTTTGAAACCTTCTTGAAACTTTGGATTCGCCATGTCATCCCCCCTACATGAATTTAGTTTTGTGGGGCCTGGTTACCTCAACCCCTTAACTACCATCTGAAATAAGTATACAGGTCATTTTAAAATGAGTCAACTTATTTCTTAAATTATTTTCGGGTGTAAAATAAGGGTTTTTTGATATTTTTAAATGGAAATTTGTTTCGCCTCCCCCCAGCTAGGGCCACAATCCACGTCCACAATAGTTGGAACTTTTAATTCCACTGCATGAACCATTATTTCCACTGCCTTTTTGGCCTTTTCCGGACCATCAAAGGAAAAACCAAGTTCATCGTGGACTTGAACCAACATATTATTTCCAAGGCCAACATTCAAAATTCCCTGCATTGCCATTTTTGTTTGATCTGCGGCACTACCCTGAATCAACCTGTTTAATTTTTTATGAAGCCAAGCCCGCCGCAAGGGTTTACCGGGCCATTGTTTTTGAGCCTTCCAAAGAGGAACAGGAGTTAAATTCCTGGCCATGACCCAATCTGCCGGTTCCCACAAAGGAAAACGACATTGCCTTCCCCCCAATGTTTTAATAAAACCATTTTTTTCAACCTGAACACCCAACATAAAATCCAGGGCTTTCACAAAAGGAACTCTTTCATGATATTTTGCAATATAGGCTTTGGCTTCTTCCAGGGAAACACCCAATTCCACGGCCGTGCTTTGAGCGCCTCTCCCGTAAGTAAGGGCTAGGTTTAAAATTTTGGCATCCTTGTAATCCAAACCGGTTTCAGCGGCCACCATTTTATGAAAATTTGTTTTTGGGTCCGTGTTGTATTGTTCAACTGCCTTAAGTGCCCCTGGCAAATGCTGGTTCATCCGTTTGGTTATGGCGGCATAGTGAACCGTCAAACGTGGTTCCTGCTGAGAATAATCAAGGCTATACCACTGCTCCCCTTCTTCCGGTAAAAAACATTCCCGAATCATTTGACCGCTTTCTGTTCTTGTTGGAATTTGTTGAAGGTTGGGATTGGAAGAAGATAAACGTCCAGAAATTGTTCCCCCATCTTCTCCACGAAGGGGATGGAATTCCGCGTGAATACGACCATTGTGGGAATGTCCTAAAAGATGACCGTCTATAAAAGTACCGCTTAACTTATCCAGTTCACGGGATTGGGAAATAAGCTTGGTTAACCAATGGTCCTGGCTTTCCAACCATTCCCCCGTGACGGATGGTTGGTTTGATTTTGATGTAAGGTTATATTTTAAACCTTCCTTATCTAGGGCTCTAGCCAAGGAACCGGCGGACCATAGGTCAACTTCCACTCCCGTGCGGCGTTTTATTTCTGCAATGTTGCCTTGAACGGTTTTGCCCCACATTTCCTTAAGTTGTTCCACTTTGGGAATATCTATGCGCACTCCCCGCCAACGCATGGAAAGATAAAGGGGTAATAAGGAACATTCCAGTTCGAACAATTTCCATAAACCTGCGGCTTCTAAAATTGGTATTTGTTTTTGGAAAACACGGCGGGTTCGGTTGGCATCCGCTTCGGCGTAAGGTCCCACAAAAGCGGCGGGTAACTGCCAGAGACCCCCTTTAGCATCCACTCCCCAGGCAGAAGCGGCACTTTTTAAAAGGGTTTCATCCTTGCCTTCCTGCAAATAAGACTTGGCCAAAGAATCTAAACTATAACCAAAACGATGTTCATCCAAAAGGGCTTCGGCCCATTGGATATCAAAACAAGGCCCCACAACTTCCACGCCATCCCTTTTAGCCCAACCTAAATCATAAAGAATGTTGGCCCCTACTTTGCGTTGGTTAGGGTTGGAAAGCCAACGGCGTATGATATCACGGGCGTGTGTGGCATTTACATTACCCCCGGATTCGTGGGCTATGGGTAAATAACCTTCCCAATTATCCGCAGAAAAAGAATACCCAACCACACGGCCGCCACCTACCCAAGCCCAGGAAGGGCCTTGTTTGGCTTGAATACCGTCATCCCTTGTTTCTAAGTCAAATGCTATATCCCCTTCTAACATGTGGGGAAGTTTTGCTAGGTCTGGTTCTATCCAAGTTTGGGGAAGTTTTTCTACTTCTTCAAAAGTAGGGCCATCTCCTTCCTTCCAAAAAAGGGAGCTCATTATTGTAATCCTAAATATTTATGTAACTGAATCCCGACTATGTACCCATGCTGAATTCCCCTGGCTATACAGGCCTGAAGGTTAGCCTTATTTTTTGTTACATCGTATTCGTCACAAGGGGATAAAAATATTGGTATTTCAGGATATTTTGGACGGGCTAGTTTTATTTTTTCTTCTTTTTTTTGTGTGGAAGACAGAGGCAAACCATCTTCACTAGCAAATAAATCTGTGCAACGAATAATATATTTAAATGCAAATGCAACCTCCTGGATTTTTTCATTTAGGATTGCGGTTTTTGGAGAAACAACCACTTTACAAAGGCGAAGGCACTCATTCCAGAGTGTGCCGGCGGTTTCTACTTGTACGGTGAAACCTTTGCTGATCAGGTGAATAACTAAAAGGTGAATAGGTTGTCTTACTGGTTCACCACCTGTTAGAACAACCAACCCAATTTGATCTTTGCCTCTTTCCTTTAAAACGGAATCAATAATTTGGTCTAGATCCATTTCGGTCCCCGTATCAAAATCCGTATCACAAAAGGTACAAGCAAGATTGCAACCTTGGAGACGGATAAAGATTGCGGGCCAACCGGAATAAGGCCCCTCCCCCTGGATAGTTTTAAAAATAGAAACGACCTTTAAGGTTGAACCGTCTCCCGTGTCTGGAGGGAGTTGGGGGTTTTTGCCGAACATGTCAGGGGCTCCTTACAATTTTGTTTTGCACAGGGTACAGAAACCGGATGTTGTTTACAAACAATAGGCCTTTCTTTGTAATTCATACAAAGTTTTGTTTCCTTATTAAAATATTTACAATTAAATATTTTTGAAATTTTCCCTGTAGAAATTAACATATCCACTAATTTTGGATATTCTTCTATGGAACCATTTCCTTTTTCTTTTTTTAAAGCTTTAACTTTTATTTCTTCTAAAGTAAAAGGTAATGTAAAATTTTCACAACATTCTCCAATACAACCAGCCATTAACTAACCCTCCCCACCACCACACCCGCAACCCGTTCCCCCCTAAATATGGAAGGTTTTGGCCAAGCGGATGGACTCCAACTATTTGAATTATTGATAATGGGTATTAAATTTTCAAAATTCCAAATGGTGTAATCCCGGCTTGGCGGAATTTCGCATATTACAGTTTCCTCTAATTCAGTGTCACGTAACCTGGCCCAAAGCCTATCCCCGTAAATTCTTAAGGGTTCTTCCGCTATACCCCGCAACCGTTCAAAGGCATCCCGGAACTCCTCTGTTATAATTTGAGATGGGTTGCTTTTAGCGGCATCCTGCACCATTTTAAAAGCTGAAACAGGGAACTGGCCCATCACAACTTGGGTGCGCATCCAGGCCCCATTCTCCCATTGAAAGGCAATATAGTTATCCATAATCTGCCAAGACTTAACCCCCGGCCTTTTTAAAATAAAATCAATAGCCCACAACGGAAGAAGAACTTCCTTTTCCACTTGTAACCCCTGGCAAGGCAATCCGGCCACTGCCACGTTATTTGTGGCATACATCCAATCCCCATTTAGACAAACGCAATTGGCCCAAGGTTGAGTAGCATTTTGCGAAATAAAAGGATGAAGGTCTTTAAGACTTTGAACAAAGTCCTTTGGCAATTCATAAAACTGGTTAAGTTTTACCCCTGGATAAGCCCACTGGTTTAAATCCGCAACGGTTGGAATTTTTGCCTTAAAATTTTGAGCTTTAATAAGAACATTTTTTTCGGTACACACTAAATCAATTTCCTGGTCTTCCGGAACTCTACTCACAACTTTTTCCAATTCCATACCAGGGACAAGAACATCCCCTTCATAGGGCCAGGGGTGGCAGGCGATCATGCGCCCATCCGTGGCGGAAATGGTTTTGTCAACAATACGGTACCATGTCATAGAAACGACAATTTCCTTGGCGGCGAGAGCACCCTTAAGCCAATTGATTTCTTGTTTCATGGGAGTAATGTCCTATTACAAATGTTCACCACTGTCTTAATTTTATCAAATAATTCTTTCATTAAAACAAGACAGCCCTGGCATACCCACCCAGTTAAAAAAATGGCGCCTGTTTTGGAATCCCCCTTGGCTTTGTTACAATAAAGGCAATGTTCCCCCATTTCATTTCTCCCTAAAAAAGAGTTTGATGCTCTCTAACAAATATTTCAGCCCCAAGTATTTCCATCTGCTGAAACATCGCTGCATTGATTGTGTCCCTAAAGGAATAGTGCTCAGCACACTGTTCCGGGGTTATGTTGTACGGTTCCATTAGTTCACGAATTTCGTCTTTTTCCACTGCTTTAAGTGTTGAAAAATGCCACCCATTTATTTTCTTTCGTGTCGGGCTGTCCTTTGAAAACATAATTTTTAAAACCCTTTTGTCCGGGGTTACCAATAAGCAACCACCAAAAATCCCAGTCATAAGCCAGCTCGTACTGTCCACTGAATACCAAGGGTATCGGAACATAAGTTTTTGGTCCGTAAGACCAAATCCATGCGTTTTGACTTTGGGCCGGCCCTCTTTGTCGGCTAATACCTTGTCCCACAACCCATCCAACCGATCCTTTAGCCAAACAGTTGTTTCCGGCACCATGCCTCCAATAAAAATATAATCCCAACCTTCCGCCATATATTGCTCCAAATACTTATCCGGTTCCCTTACGTGAAAAACGGGTTGTATCTTTGCTCCTGTATTTCGTAGCCAGTCAAAATTCTTTTTGGAACCAATAGCGGACTCTTCCCCCTGGCCGATATGGTCTAGGGAAGAACAGGTTGTCCACATGGTTTGTGTTTTTTTCACAAACTCGGAAAAATCGTTTATGTTAATCAAGGCCCCTTTGCTAAAAGCGGAAAATGCTCCGGAGTCTAAAAATAGGTCTAGACCTAATTTGTGGGAGGCGAGAATATCCTCGCTTGGTTTATTATTTTTGTTATGGTAGAAATATGAAAAAAGTCTCCGCTTAACATGGGTTAACCAAATTGGGGAATCCCATCGTTCCTCCCCTTGGCGCTCAACTTTTGCTTCAGCACCGGAGCGTTCCCCGGCGAGGTAAACTTTCATTTAAGCACCCATTGAAGTGCTTCAAGTTGACCTACTAAGTATTTTTTCTTATCAGCCATTTTTCTTACATCATAAAAAACTTTTTCTTTTATTTTTCGTTGAATAACAGTATCCAAAGATTCAACCTCACATTGGAGATATTCTATTTGTTTTCGAATCTCCGGTGTTAATTTCATTCCGTTTTTTCCTTCGGCAAATAAGACCGCTCCCAAATTTCAATTGCGCCGGAATCTTTGTATTCTTCCTTTATATCCACGGCCTTTGTATCCTCTGCAATAAGATAAATAATTAAACAGGCGGGATGAAAATACCCATACAGTTTAATACTAAAGGCATAGTAGTCGTCCAATTTAGTATCTTTGCAAAAAAGGCATTTACCATTTTCCAAAATTTCAGCCATGTGGGTCCTCATCCATATCTGTAACTTGATTTATTAACATGTCAAAAGTAAAGGCAGTGATTAAAAGGGCTGTAAAGCCTGCAACTTCCCATTCGTGGGAAAAAGCATAACCAATAAATTCCCCGCAAATAATACAAATAAAAAAAGCGGCAAATAAGTTACGGTCTTTTGTGAAACTAAGAAATTTCATAACTTAATATTCGTTCCTTTTTTATCACTTGTTTCATTGAATTTTTTAATAATAGATTTTCCAATGTGTCCACCTAAACGGGTAGCCAATAAATCTGCGTAAATTACAGTATCTGCAAGTTCGTCTAAGATTTTTCCAATTAGGATATCCTTTTGAATTTCAAATTCTTTTGTTCCCCACAACTGTTTATCATCCATTAACCGGCGGAGTTTTTTAACTTCATTACAAGCTTCCCCCATTTCCCCCGCCATGGCACAAGCCCAATCGGTAGGGGACCAATTATCCAAGCGGTGATAAACCTGTTCACAACGAGTAAAATTTTTTATTTCTAAAGTTTCAAATGTTAGGGGTAATCTTTGTTCCCATGCGTATTCTTGAGGATTCATAAGGATAAAAATTCCGCCCTTGCCGCCCCTTTACTTCTAAACACCCCTCTTAACACACAGGAAACCGTCTGGTGGCCCCGCTGGCTTACACCACGGGATTCACAGCATAGATGACGGGCTGTAAGGCGAACCCCAACACCCAAGGGTTTAAGGTTGTCCTGTAAAGCATCCGCAATTTGAACGGTCATTCTTTCTTGAACCTGTAAACGCCTGGCAAAGGCATTTACCAAACGGTTAATTTTGGATAACCCCACTATTCTCCCTTTTGGAATATAGGCAACGGTAGCCACACCAAAAAAAGGAGCTAAATGATGTTCACAGTGGGAATAAAAAGGAATGTCTTTAACCACCACCATCTCATCGTAGCCGTTTGCCCCATCCTTAAAAGTTTTAAGAATATCTTCCGGATGTTGTTTGTACCCGGAACACCATTCCTGCCAGGCTTTAGCCACACGGGATGGGGTTTCCTTAAGTCCCTCACGAGTCGGGTCTTCCCCAATAAATTGGAGAAGGCGGACAATGTTATCTTCAAAGGAGCCTTGTTCATTTTGTTCCCAGGGAAAGACAAGCCATTGGCCTTTATAGATTTTACGTTTATCAAAAAGGGCAAAAAAGGGTTTGGGATATTTTGTTTGCCATTGTTTTTGGGTATGTCCGGAATCCACCAAGTCATCCACTAAAGCATGGGCTTCCAGAATATTATCTGTTACTTTAATTTTTCCATGACTCGCCACGGAACCCGCTATGGCATAAGCGGCCGGAACCCCTCCACGAGGAATGCCATAGATAAAGATTTTTTTTGCCACTACATTTTCCAAAATTTCTGCGGCTTGATATGTTGCGGCGTTTTCAATTTGTTGTTGAGTTAGGCGAATCAAAATTTCCCCCCTATTTCATAACTGGCAGAACATTTACGGGTTTCTTCAACGACAACTTTTACCAGGGTAACACCTGTTCCTTTTAAATTTTCTGGTCCTACCACGGTCACAAGATAAATAGCCATATTTTCGGCGGTTGGGTTAAAAGGAACTATCCTTACCCCAAAATTTCCCCAAAGATGAGTAAGGTCTGTTTTATATTCATCCTTTTCCCAAATTAAAAACTTATGATCCCAAAAAGTTTCCAACCACTCACAAAGATTTTCCTTAATAGCCGAAAAATCCAGCACCCGGCCCACACTGTCTAAATTCTCCGCCTGAACCGTAAAATGGACTCTGTAGTTATGTCCATGTAGATTTGCGCATTTAGATTCATGGCCCGCTACCCGATGACCTGCGGAAAAATCATGGTAGCGGGTGGTCTGGACTTTACTTGGTATTGGCATTTAAATTGTATCCCCACTTTTCCTAAAAATATGAATAGAAGGAATTCCTTTATTAGGATTTTCTTTTATAGTGTCAAAGTGCATTAAACCCTTTACTTGATAATCTTTTAAAGAAGTACGAATAGCCTTTAATTCAATTAAAAGTTTATTTTTCTTTTTTGTCAAATCCTCTAACATAGTATAAGCTTCCGCTTTTACCCCCGCAGTTTTTGTATAGATAGTTTCCCCCTGTTTATTGTTTTTTAGTTAAGCCAAATACTTCGTTGGATCATTCAACCCTTGCAAGGCCTCTTTACGCTCTACGCAAGTCCCACAAACCCCACAATGCACATCTCCCCCCTTATAACATGAATAGGTATGGGAAAAGTTCACTTTAAGCCGGATACCCAGTTCCGCAATTTGACGCTTGGAAAACAGGGTATAAGGCGCAAAAATGCCTGTTTTATCATATGTTCCCTTAATAGAGGCCAAGGAAAAGGCCTCCACAAACTCTTGCCGGCAGTCGGGGTATATAGCGTGATCCCCGGCATGGTTGGCAAGCATAACGTTTTGGAGGCCATTACTTTCGGCTAACCCAACGGCAATCGCCAACATAATACCGTTACGAAAAGGAACCACGGTCCTTTTCATGGAAGGGTCTTCATAATGGCCCTCCGGAATTTCCCCACCGGATTTCAAAAGATCACTTTTGAAATATTCCCCCACAAAGGGAAGGTCGATCCGAATATGTTTAATTTTTAAACTTTCCGTATTAACCAAGGCCCTTTTATACTCCTGATCATTATGTTTGGAACCGTAGTTAAAAGATACCGCCAACTTGATATCCTTGGCCCGTTGGTACAACAAAACAGTCGAATCCATACCACCGGAATAGATTAAAAGTGAATTCACAAAACACCTCCTAAATTTTACTTTAACTTCTTCCCCGCATTCAAAATCTTCTTCTTTCCCTGCTCCTCCCTTTTAGCCTGGGCGTTCCAAAGGCTATTATCATCAATTAGTTTTGTAACTTCTTCTTGAACTAATTCCGCCAAGGTTTTTGGTTCCAAAGCATCCAGTTCCCAGGATTTTTTCCCAAACTGGGCAATATAGCCAGGGGTCCTGGAATCCGTAATCTTTGCAGGGTTGGGGGGCGGCTTGTACTGTCGAACTTGATTCATGTTCAAAGCCACCCGCTTAATTTCCAAAACATCATTTTCCGTTAAATCCTCGTCCGGATCAGTTTTTTCCCCGTTAGTAAACATTAAAAGGCGGGAAAAAATATCCCTGGACATATCCATCCCGGAAGGGTCATGGTCTCCAAAATGCAGGATAATTGTTTTTTGGTTGGTGGTGTTATACCGGTTAAGCATTCTTTGGCCGGCGCCCCACATTTCGGATTGACTGGTATATCCCCGGCAGGAAAAATAATCCACGTCCAATGAGGAACACACACCTTCAAAGGGGCCTAACAAGGCATCCTTTTCAATCCAGACTTCCGGGCGACATTCCTGGCCTTTCCACCTGTCCAAATGGTATTGTTTGGCGGCGGCTTGGACAATTTGGCCAGGGGTGTTCCAATGGGTACGGCCCCTTAGTTCCCTGGTTCGGTCGGTTATGGCATCCCAGTCAATAACGCCGGCAAGACGGGCATCATTGATAATAATACCCAGCCGTTTATAGGAACGCATATTGTTGGGTAAAATATCCCTAGCAACAAATTGGTAGTAGAGTTGGCGAAGGGTGAGTGTGAATCCCTGATTTTTATAAATTTCGATAATTTCTTGGGCCTTGTGGATAATGGCCAAGTTTCCTGGGTGGAAGGCTTTGGGGATATAACAAATAGTGGGCATTTGTTTCT